ATGAAGCAGCACCAATTATATTGTCATTAGCTGGAACAGTAACATTATGACTTGGAAGCATAAAGTTCATTTCCTTGAGTGTGTATTGATTATTTTGATTACCATATGAATCATTGCCATTAAAAAGAATTGAACCTCCATTTCTGTAATCAATGGTGAGAGTTTTACCAGTATTATTAACTGTAATATTATTTTGAGTATTGTAGTTATAAGTTACATTACATCTGTCTGAACATATGAGACTTTGTCCGAATATAGGTACACGTGGTTGTGCTTCAATGGTAGCAAAGTAATCAATTTTTGTATTTGGTCCAGACATTTTTTCTATTAATTCTGTTACTTTCAGTTATTTTATTTTGTTATAAAATGAATAAAATCAAGTTGCTATATAATAAGATAATTTTACTTTTCTTTATAGAAATATAAGGATATAGTATAGTGAATTATTGAATTAATAATGAATATGCCTACAGGAATGGCTCTAAAGACAGAAAATGTACTGTTATTAGTTTTCTTTTTCTTATTCATACTAGTTATTGCTTATGTTCTTGGATTAGTTGTAGTCAAAATAGTAGATAAACGTCTTAGTCAAATTAAAGTAAATATACCACGTCCAAATGTAACAGTTAATATGGAAAATATGATAAATAAAAAGAGTAAACCAGATTCATATTCTCCTAGTGCGCACAATACTCATAATGAAAAAGAAGGTGAATTACCATTACCTCCCGTAGCAATTGAAAAAGAAAAACCAGATTTGACACAACATATAACAAAAATTAAAAAGGTTAAAGAAGAATTGACAAAAGCCCAAAATAGTATGAGTGCTTATAAGTTAAATCATGAAGATGTTGATGAAAAATTTAGTCAAGCTATTCCTCCCTTTGTTAAAAAAAGCAAACAAGATATTTATGGTCATTCTCTCGAACATAAAGGCAATGAAATTATTGGTACACAGAATGAATCTGAATTTTATCATAACAAAACATCAAATCATCAAAATGAAGCCATACTAGAACTTCCCAATCCTAGATACCAAGGTAGTACTATTCAGCCTCCTACTGCTTATAAAGTAGGTGATAAAATATATAAGATAAATAATGGTTTTAGACCATACGATCCTTATGTTAAAAATTAATCAATCCATTAAAAATGATTTATAATCAAATCACAGTAGTATATATATATCATAATACATAATCTCAAATCAATGTCAAGTAATAAGATTTGGAATTGGTTCAAGCGATTATTTTGTTGTAAATGTTGTTATGAAGAAGATGGTTATTACCAACAAACAGGCGACGAACCTCATTATTCCAAATTAACTGAAGAATCATTTCTCAAACGCTTTCCGCGACATTTTTTTAGACATAAATATGGTATAAAAAGGGGGGAGCAAATATCCGATAACTTAAAGCAAAGTCTTCTTGAAGACCATCAAAATCCTTGGGTGGAAAAATACAAACAAGTAAATGAAGAATATGAAATGGATAATGTTTATTCTGATGAACAACTTCAGGAAAAATTCATAGATGATACAGACCTTTAATTATTAGCCATGTACAGTTATAATATAAATATATATCCATATTGTCATATTATAACACTTGTCCATGATTACATATAATCAAATAATTGAATCTTAAATCATTCGGTTAAAATTATCACGATTCCAATTCAATTATTATTTAGATTGATTTTATTAATGGAAGCAGAGATGGTAGGACTTATTAACCTTGCAATGAATTATTATACTCCATGAATTTATCAAATTTACATGTTTGTTCTGACTTGAGGAATATTCAAATACCCAAAAACTACAAAATAATATTTCTTACTTCTATAAGGTAACATACAATCCAGTATTGATTATATTTATTACAATATATACTAACAATGCCTCGCGTATGTCTTAAGGGAAACGGCAATTTATGTTTCCAAAAACGCAATTTAGTTCTTTTAGTGAGTTTAATTGTCTTAGTTATAGGTATTGGTTATATTATTTACCGAACAAATGCCAGTATGTCAATGGGTAATACAATAAATAGTACAATGAATAGTACAATGAATAGTACAATGAGTAACGAGAGTACTACTAATCCCCAGAAAGTTCAGGAAAATTATAGTTCAGAGTCTAAGCCATCACCCGTAGTACTTAATATGAATACCTATGTTGATGGTAAATATGATCCTTATTTGGACACTAGTTCACTTGAACCCTACTATAATCCTAAACAAGTTAATGCTCTAGATCGAGTTTATAATCCTTTGCGATACCCCTATCGTAGTCAAGATTTCTATGATTTGCCTTGGTATCCCAATAATGAACTCCCATTTCAAGTAATTGGGTGTGGTGGACGTCGGGGTCCTTGTATGGGTGGCACACAAACCACCATTAGTAACAATACACCCGCCATTGATATTTCCAGTCGCAATATTGCTCCCATTAACATTTCCACTCAAGGACCTGAAGGAAGTCCCCAACAGGTTGGATTTTTATACAAAGTGTTTGGCAATAAGAACGAAGTAATCCCTCTTTACGGTCGCCGTAAGTATCCAAATCAAGATCATTGGCAGTATTACACAACCGTTGGTCCTCAGGATGTAAAAGTTAATGTGGTTACTCGCCACAAAAACCTTGAACTTAACACTAATGATGAAGTGTACCTTGAAGGACTCGATAAGAAATATCGTGTCACCATTTACGAACGCGATTCTCCTCAGTACATCCCCTATGTCTAATTATTAAGTTATTGATAATTATAACTAAAGAAATTTGGTAAAAAATTGGTATTTTGGACAATTTTTTACCACAATGTATCAATATAAAATTGATCTTCATACCAATAATAATTTGAAGGAGTATGTTATTTACGTTATTACAAAATGGCATCTAATTTTAGTTTTTATTTTGTATTCGTTGTCGTGATTATAGTGATTTTATTATGGATTTTAATACGTATATGTAAAAATGCATCTAATAATGAAGTTTATCCAACTTTTGTCAATAGAGAATTGACAACCGAAGAGGCAAATGCTATAGCTGAAGAAATACTTAGAGATAGCTATTTCGTTTTGGATAGAACTCAAGGAGATCTAGAACAAGTATCACCTTTTGAATATCCGTTTGTTTCATTAACTACACGAGAACCAAACGATAATGTGCCTCCTCCTATATATACTGAAGTAACAGCACACAATGATGTATCAATCACAATACCAAACAATAGTAACAACCCTCCTACATATACTGAAGCAACAACGCGCGATAATGCATTAATAGTCGAACCATCTACAGAAAATAATGAATGTCTTCCTAGTTCTATAAGAGAAGAAGATGTAATATTAAAATAAATTAAAAGCTAATGGGCAAGAACGGAACGGTATGTCGTTTATTTATAAAAATAATTAAACGGAATAAGGAGGTGGTGGAGATTCATCAAAGTGACAAATAAAGTCTTCATTTTCATATTTGTATATTTTTGTATTTTCTGAACAGCAGTCATAACATTTTTCAATTATATACGGTAATAAACCCAATAATAAAAAACAACAGCTTAAATAAAGAACAGCTTCACCCAGTGTAATATCCATTTTATTTTATTTTAATACGGGTGTAATTGATTCGTATTGACTCAAAATTTAGTGTAAATATATTGGAATATCATTTTTTATTTAGAAAGGAGCACCAACGGGTGTGGAAGGATCACCCATGGGACAATTGAGACCCTGAGCGTTAAGTTCATTGTTCCATGTAGCGACAGCGGAACACTGGTCGTTACCTTGGTCGGAAGGAAGGCTACCATCGGTAGCGCAAAGCTGAAGGCATTCATCAGTCTCATTGGAGTTGTAACCAATTACATCATTGTTCTCAACCTGAGATTCAATGAACTGACGGTAGACAGCATCTTCCTCCTCACTGACGGAGGGGGAAGGCATAGCAGCTTGATCAGCGAAAATATTCTCGGGAGCAGGACTGTTATCCATATCGTCATTGGAGATATATTCACTATTAGCGGAATTGAACATTTGGGTTTGACCACAAGCACGGACAATGAGGATAAAGGCGATGGCAAGAAGAACAGCAAGAGTTACATCCTTAACACCAATATACACAACAAGAAGAATAGCAAGAACACGAACAATGTTATTGTTAGAAAGATTGCAAAGTTCTTGAGGCATAGATTTGCATACAAGAAGACAAATAGCTCCGACGATTACAAGGAGGTAAAGAATACTCTTAAGAACTTTATTGTCAAGACATTTAAGAGAGCGGTGCATGGCTCCGTGAGCTTTACGAAGTTGTTTTTCCATTATTGCTATAATATTATAATAAATAATGAGAAAATTTTAACCAGTATTTCTCTATTTATCGTTAAATAATTGATTTAGAAAAGTGATACTGTTAATATTAAGTATTGTTTTAACACTAAACCAATAAATGGTTCAAAATACTGATACTAAAAAAAATACTATTATGTCAGAAATTAAATCAGACAGAAACTCAAAATCAAAATCAAAGAAAAAGTGTAGTGAGTTATTGGAAAAAATTCAAAATGATTTAAATCTTGATCTCGGTAGTACTAAAGTCACCTACCAACTCAAAAATGATAATAAAAAGAAAAAAATTAATAAAGAGTTTGAAGTATCTACTAAAAAAAGCAATTCACGTAAGATTGATAAATTGATTAAAGCTATTGAAACAGAAACCAAAAATGAAGCAAATAATAGACAGAATTCAAACTCTAAAATTAAAAGAAAACCACTCTCGATGGATGATGAAGATTGGGTAGTAGAAACTAGATATGGTCAACTTCCTATTCCAAAAATACGTTATTTAAGTCTTAGAGGTTATGTAGTTCTTAAAAAAGAGTTCACAGATAAACAGATTGATATTTTAAAGGATATCACTACAGCTAAGATTCATGATCAATATACTGAAAGAATCAACACATTTCCTGTTTATTTAGAAAATGATAATAAGATATATTTACCTCGATTTTTGGGATATCAATTATTTGGTGAACCTAACAATCCTTCTAAAATAATGGATGGTAAATGTCATTCCTTAGAGTTTAAAGGAAAACTTCAAAATGTTCAAATCCCTATTGTAGAAGCAATGGATAAAGCGTTCAAAGAAAAAGGAGGTGGATTTCTTAATCTTAGATGTGGTTCAGGCAAAACTGTGTTGGCTTTATATGCTATCTCTGCTCTTAAGAAAAAAACTTTAGTAGTTGTCCATAAAGGTTTTCTGATCGATCAATGGATTGAACGAGTACAACAGTTTTTACCTGATGCTAAAATTGGTCTTATTAAAGGTTCAAAACTGGAAGTTGAAGATAAAGATATTGTTTTAGCAACAATTCAAAGTCTTTCAATGAAAAAATATAGCAATGAAATATTTGAAGAGTTTGGTTTAATGATTTTGGATGAATGTCATCGTATGCCCAGTGAAGTCTTTTCACGTGCCTTACAAAGAATTAGTACTAAATATATTTTGGGACTTTCAGCAACCACTAATCGTAAAGATGGATTAATGAAACAATTAAAATGGTTTATTGGTCCTATTTTTTATTCTAATGTCAAAAACGATTTATTTAATAGTAATTCTATTTCTGATAAAAAACAAGGTAAAGACTCATACACTAACCTCAATGAATACAAAATATTGGTTTATACTTACAAGATTTATTCAGATAATGAAAAATATATAGATACTCCTATTGCTTATAATGGTCGACCCAATTCTGCTAAAATGATAAATAATGTTACAAATCATCCTCAAAAGAATGCATTAATTTTACAACTCATTCAGAAACTAATCAAAGAAAAACCAAATAAAAAATATGACCCATCTTTTCAACCTACTGAACTTAGTAGACGTCGTCAAATTATTATATTAAGTGATCGACGTGACCAACTTAATTATCTTCAATCGTGTATTGAGAAAGATGAAATGGGTACTGTTGGACAATATGTAGGAGGAATGAAACAATCTGCTCTTAAAGAAAGTGAATCTAAACGAATCATTTTAGCTACATATTCTATGGCGCGCGAAGGATTAGATATTAAAACTCTTAATACACTTATATTGGCTAGTCCAGTATCTGATGTTGAACAGTCAGTGGGTCGTATTTTACGTAATAGACAGAAATGTGTTGAAGAAAATAAGATACCATTGTTTTATCCTAAAGTGATAGACGTAGTTGATAATTTTTCAATATTCATCGCTCAATTCAGAAAACGAGAAAAATACTATGTTCATGAAAAAGTATATATGACACGTTATCGTGTTAATGACTATGATAAAAAACTAGAAATCATAAAAACAGAAGATGAAACTAAATTGGGAACTAGCACTTCCACAAGAGGTAGAAATAAAAATACTAAAACCCATTCAAATTTAGGAAAAAATGACACTGATGTTAAAGTATCAAGTAAAAAATCTAACCATAAATCAAAAGATCCAGGATATTTTTTTGAAAGTGTATTTGTCTAGTTACAACATTTATTACATATCAATAACATACTAAATGAATATCAATAATTGCAAAATAGTTCAAAAACAATTCTAATATGAAATTAATTATTATATTGAGAGAACCTTTTTCAAGAGTATTTTCGCAATATAATATGTATAAAAACAGTTATGATTTTTACAAAGAAATAAAATAACAACTCGAGATTAAAATGAAAACATCAACTAATTCCAAAACATTAACTTCGAATAACAGGCATTATATTATCCGTAGTAGATATATTGAACAAATTGAACATATTCTTTCGGTATTTTCGAGAAAACAGTTATACATTGGCATATCTGAACAAATTAAGACAAATAAAACCAATGAATATCAAAAAATCGCCGATTTTATAACTAATTTCGATACAAAAACTAATCTCATTCCAATTTGCATAAATGCAAACACAAACAAAAGTTTTTCTCTAGTAACAAAAGTCAAAGACACTAATATAGGAAATTATAAGGATTCAATTAAACCCGACATAGAAAAGCAATTATATGAATATTTTAACCGTTATAATGAAAGGTTGTATCAATTTCTTGGATACCGAATAACTGAATGGGAAAAATATTATAAAAGTAAAAATTTAATGTGAATATCAAAGATTAGGATTAGATTAATGTTCGGGAACATCATTGTTGTCGTTACTATTAGAATAGTCTTCACCACCATCTTCTAAATTCATATTTCCAATTGCAGTAAAATTAAGACCATTTTCATCTCCCAATACTGGAATAACGTTTGAAACTTTTTCGTCAAACTTTTTAAATTGACGATTTTCGAACTGACGACGAAGTTCAGAAGATTCAGCTTCTGTACTACTACCATTCACGTTATTAATCCTTTCAATTAAATTTTCGAATGGATCAATATCATGAACAACATATGTTGTCAAATGTATAGCTTCAGAATTATGTTTTCCAATATTATCTAGAAGTTTTTTAACTTTTTCACGTAATTGTCTAATATTTTCATTTGTTGTTTCACCATATTTAGCATTATTAATTTTATTAATTCGTGTATCATTTGAACAATGATACATTAATTTAATATGTGAATCAACCAGTTCGTCACGACGATTAATTTTCTTTTTAATCAATTCTTTTTTATCTTCTGTATAAGATTGAACTGCCCATTTTTGAAGATATTCATTTTCAATTTCCTCAACTATATTTCGATAAGTTTGATTATGAATATAATTAATAAATTGCCAACGGATGAGTGGTACAAGATATATATTATATAATTTTAGTTTATCTTCACGACTAAGTGGTTTACCTGTTATATTTTCTTTCTTACTAAGTTTAACGGTCATTTCATCAATATACTCAAACTTGGCGCGTACAGTTTTCGCTAATTTTTCAGCTGCTTTTTTTTGATCAAGATTTTGATTCAATGTCACACCGAGGTAAACAAATTCTTTGTTAGATATACTGTTAATTTTTTTACCATTCAAATAAAGAGAAATAGGTTTGGATTGATTCATTTCAAGAAATTGAGTTTTCTTAAGATTAAACTTAAATCCTGCCCATTTAAACAATTTAGTTAATTCATTCAACACAACTTGAAGATGTTGTGTTGAATGTGTCATTAAAACTAAATCATCTAAATAAGCAGTCATAAAAATATTTGTTCCATTGAGTTTGTAACCCATTTCTTCACTAAATTTTAAATTCATGTGATTGAATAAAACATTCATAATCATAATAAATAAACAATTTGAAAGAGAACATCCTTGATATAGACCACGGCGCCATTTAAATGGTCGTGTCATCGAATCACCCATATAAATATGAGTAGTTGAATATATGTAATATCCTAAAATATAATCTCTCACATTTTGAGGAATTTCATAGAGTCGCATTACGTAATCCAAAAATGGATATCGGACAGAGCCATAAGCATTATGAATATCTAGGAAACACATTGCTAATGGTGTTTGTGTGTCAAGTGAATTTTTAATAATTTCTCGACTTAATAAAACGCTTTCACAAACACCGGTAAATCCACCTTTGATACCCTTCTGAAGCTCATCATTCAAAATATTATTTCCTTTCAAATAAGCCATCATACGTTTCGAAATTAGACGATTAAAAGAACGAACAATTGTGAGCATTAGACCAATTGGTCGATAATTAGTAACTGTTTTCAATAGTTCTGGATCCATTTTTTTTGACTGCATAAAAAGAAAAGTATGACGCCATTCTTTACATAAATTATTAACTGATGGTGCTTTTTTTATTACATCCCATGTATGTTTTTTATTTAGCAAAACATTAAACCATTGTGCTAAATATGGATGCAAAAATTCTAAATCTTTCAAAATAGTATAATAGATACCACTCGGATCTGGACCTAAAGTTTTAATATTATCAAATATATCAATTATATCTTCTATGCTTACATCATTTAAATTAAACGGATAATCGTCAGTTTTAAAATCATGGATATGCATTCCTGGGTATTCCTTTAATTTTTTGAAAGGCTTGTCATGAACTCGTTTTTTCATAAAATTTCTTACTATTTCAGGATTATTAATTTCCTTATCAGTTAATTTGACTTTATGAGTTTTTTTGTCTTTTTTCATTTGATAGTTGATAATGCGTTTTTTTTGCTGTTCATAATATGTTTTGCTGTCAACAGTGACTGACATTTTGAGTTTGTTATCTTTTATGATACGGTTAATGGTTTGAGAAATCCAAAACGATAATTCAATTAAAATTTTATCAGGTCGTTCTGGATTACCTTTAAAATCACTATATTCTAAATTTCCACGTATTATTGGAAGAAAAATATTGTTAAATTCAGTTTTCAATATTTCTTTAATTTTTTTCCATGATTCTTTATTAGAAATTGTTGGAATCTTTTCCTGTTCAATTAGGCGGTTAATATACTGATTAACCTCAGTATACTTACTTAAATCACCGCGTTTCACCCAACTCCAAAATTTATTCATTCCTAGTTTTGAATTTGAAAATGTCAATGATTTTTTAATAGTATTATTTTGTTTGTTCTTTTGACTATATAAAACTGAGGCATCATCCACAGAGGTTTCTTTCATTTGTTGTTGCATTTGAGATAAATATTATTGATTACAAAATATATATAGATTGTTGGATGTTAATATTATTGGACTATTCTGAATTCATTTTTTTAATAGTCAATACTGTTGAATTATCTAAAATAATGAGATTATTGACTATTAAAAAAATTGCGCCAGTAGTATGGAGGATGGTAGCTAGTGCGAACGCGAGGTTTATT